AGCCTTTCCTTTAAATAGGATTGAAATTGATTGCCACTGAGATGGCGAACTAACTCTAACTTAAAATCTTCAAGCGCTTTCTCAATGTCGTAATCAATTAGGATGGCATCTACTTTTTCAATCACATATCGCACTTCAATACGATCCTCGCCCAATTTATCTAAATCCCATTTAGCCATCTCTATGTCTCCTCGTTGATGAGGTGATCACGCAGTTGACGAGCTAATGTAGCGATGTGTTCACAGTCGCTTTTAAACGTCTCAGCTTCAAAATTTCCTGTGGACAACTCCAACGCAGAGATTTCGATGTCCACTAAGTCGGCTTTGATTTGCTTAGGGGTCATTACTTGCTCCCAATCGTCTACGTCCACAGATACCAGTAACATTTCCGCATCAACAATTTGCTGAGAAGGTTGATTGACTGTGACCATGACATTGTAGCCATGTTCGTGTGGCTCATCCGTGTGATGAATTACGTCAATCACCAAATCATCACTGCAATTAATATAGATTTCTTTGCCAGACTTGATGTCAAGTGCGGGAAACATGGTGGTTTCTTTGATTAATTTTTTACGCATTACGCTTCCTCCATTTCAACTAACTACATCTTAGGCTCAGTATGGGATAATGTCAAGCTGTTTAGTTTATCGCTCAATTCTTCGTTCTCCAGCCAAAGAACTTCGTGCAACCAATCTAAGTAATCTGCGGCGTCGGTCAACATTTGTGCGGCCTCTGGTTCGAGGTATCCGTCTTTTAAAATTTTAGCGGAAAGTATTCTAAGATCAAATGTAGCGTCCATACGAAAAAACCCTCAGTCAGGACATTTGACCAAGGGTTTTAACGGTTGTGCTTTTTTAAACATTTGGAGAATGTCTAAGCTATTTGTACGCGACTTTATGGGATGCGTCAAGCGCTTTGTCTTTATTTTTTAAATAAACGTCAAACATAATTCTGAGTTGACCGCTTATCGTTCTTCCGTTGACTACGGAGTGTTCTTTGATTTCCTTGTAAACCTCAATGGGCACAAGAACGCTTTTCCATTTTGTAGTATCCATTGGGCTAACCTTTTTTGCGTTTTCACGAAGAGCATATAGGAGTTTATGGGAACTTACAAGAAAAAACCCTTTTGTCGTTGTAGTGTCATTCCTAGCCGGACAAAAGGGCAGTTAAAAGTGGTTTGCGCCAGTGAGCAGTGCGCTAGAAGCCATCCTAAATAGCTTCACCCCAGCTTGGACCCACTTCAACATCACATTTGCTGGGGATTTCTAATGCTACCGCGTTTACCATTATGTTTGCAATAGTTTCCGCTTCTTTTCTGTCTTTTACTGACATGCAAAGCTCATCATGCACTTGAAGCATTGGAAGATACCCTTCTTTGTACAAATCGACCATAGCTTTCTTTGTCATATCCGCGGCGGACGCTTGGATCAGTCTGTTCAGCGCTTTATAGGTGTAAGCCCGCTTTAAACGGCATGTTTCACCATATTCTAGGATTGCTTCTTGGTAAGGCATGGCTTTTGTCATCTCGAAGGAGTCTGGCTCCCAAAGATTGAACCTACACTTGCGCCCAAGGATGGAACTAATCGCTCCACCGCTTGCTTTGCTGTTCAAACGGTTTGTGACGCCTGTCATCAGTCCTTTTACGAAAGGTACGCGGTCATGGTACTGCTTAACGAGATTTTTGGCCTCTGCTGTCTCAATATCTAGCTGGTCTGCCAGTTTTGCGACGCCCATGCCGTACATCATGCCCAGATTGATGGTTTTTGCTTGCTTTCTAGGAATGTCCGCCATTTCTGCCACCATTGTGTGAAAATCCATGTTCGGATCTTCTCGGTAGCTGGTTACAAACTCATCCACACCCCTTAAAGGCACGTCCCTGCTTTTTCCGTAGACATGAGCGTAGTGGACCAAGATCCGCGGTTCCTGTTGCGAGTAATCTATTGACGCCCACTGTTCTCCCTCTTCTGGAAGGAACAAAGACCGGATCAGTGGACCAATTTCGGGATCGCGGGCCGGGATTTGCTGTAGGTTGGGATTATTCATAGAAAAGCGCCCAGAAACCGTGCCGCCATCGTCGCCTCTGATCTGATTGATGTGCGAATGCACTCGACCGTCTCCGTGGCAGAATTTTAGGATGTTATTGATAAAAGTTCCGCTGGTTTTGTTTAAGCTACGCGCTTGGACGATTAATTGCGGTAATTTCTCGGTATGGTCTGCCAAAAACTGCTTTTTAAACGACGGCGCACCCTTTTCTGTCTTTGGGTACGGTATGGAGAGGTCATCGAAGGCTTTTGCTATAGAATTTGCCGCCCATATCTCTACATCTCTGCCAACTAGAGTTTTTATGTCTTTGAGGACTAATTTCTCTCGTTTTAGGATCGCGTCGCGCGTTCTCTCGGTTTTGTCCATATCCACGCGAACACCGCGCCATGTCATGTTAACCAAGCATGGCAGTAGGTCTAGCTCTAGGTTGACAATATTCCAAAGGTTCTGCTTGCCGATCTCTACTTTTAGATAGTTCCAGAGTTGCAGGGTAACTTCGGCGTCTGTCTGGGCGTAGGGCCCAACATACATTGCGGGCATTTTCCACATGTCGGCCTTGGGGTCAAAGCCGAACTCGCTGGCGGCTTGCCGGAGTAAGCTTTCGTTCTTTGCGAGCCCCAGATACTCAAAGGCAAGAGAGTTTAGTGCGTAGGAGAATTTGTTCTCATCTAACAGGGACGCGACTACCATCGTGTCGATGATCCGTCCGTTTATCTCAAAGCCCATGCGTTTGATCCAGCCCACGTCGTACTGTGCGTTGTGCATGATCTTGTCGGCAGGGCAGTCGAAGACTTTCTTGAGCCAGCGATTGACTATCTTTTCGTCTAAGTTTCCACCCCCACGGTGTCTTGTGGGAATGTAGCCAGCCCAATCGGCGGTAGCGACGGCATAGCCGACCACTTCGCCATCTCCAACAGCCCAACCGGGGCCGTTCTTTTTTATGTTGGGGTCTCTTGTCTCTACGTCGATGGCAATAGTAGTTGCCCCGGTAAGATCAGGTAACTCGGCTGGGGGAACCCATTCTGAGTTCAAGGAGGGGCTGGCTATTTTCAGCTTCATTTATTCATCTTTCTTTTTGTTGCTTCAACTTCTCTCAGCATTCCAACGTCTATGCCGAGATTATCAAGTTCTTCGCTTTTTCCAGAAAACTCTCCCCCAAGAGCGCTATACCCAACTTTATCCAACCAAGAGTCCTCATGGTTTATGGTTTGCAGAAGGCGGGCTGTCTTTACCCAATCCATCATCAAAACAACGTGCTGTTCTGTCAGGTAGCCGTGGCTTATCAAAGCGCCGTTCATTATGACATTCCAGCCATTTGCTATACGACTGTGGTTTTCAAACGCATCGCCGTAGTCCTTGGCGCGTTGTCCGTTGATAAGTTCGTTTGCCTTATCTAAAATTTCATCACGTTTCATCTTCTTTCTCCTCTGGATAATAAACTAATACCATCGAATTACACTTGGGGCACGACAGGTTAGTGACCATGCTGTAATCCTCATGCATACATTCAACGTCTTCACCCTCGTTTGCGGCTATTCCTGTGGAAAAGCTTTCGACATCACAGTCGTGATCTCCTCCCCAAATAAGTTCTGTTTTGCAATGCCAACAGTTCATACCTTTTCTCCCTTAAATAGTTTGCTTTCCCACTGGCATACTTCGTTAATATGCGTGTGGCGTGTAGTTGGGCGGACCATTCCTATCTTCTCGACCCACCCTAGTTTTTTTAAAGATGCCATCATTGCACCCCAAACGTTATGGTGGTGCGGATCAGCCATCCCTTGTGATCTGCAAAAGGCACAAATCTTCCCGCCTTCTACAATCTTGTGTTCAGCAAGGTACTTCGCGGCGTTCTCATAATACGCTTGTTTCCATTCGTCATCAGCGTGAACATAGGCTCGGTCAATCTCGGCCTCTATAAATTCAAAACGTTCTTGTTGTTTCATAGGTCATAACTCCTTGTAAAATCTTCTGGTTCAACAATAAACAGGTTCTCTTTCGCACGGGTTACACCAACGTAAAAAACGCGGTGCATATCGTCTGGGTTAATTGTCATCTGTTCTTCTGACGCTGGCGAAAGGTCCGTGAACAACACAACGTTGTCCGCCTCTCCGCCCTTTGCTCCGTGAATTGTTGACACGGTTATACGCGGCTCGCCGTTAAATCTTTCCCCGCGTCGTAGCATTGCAATGATGTAGGCTCTTTCGTTCTCTGGCATTCTGTCCATAGCAACGTGCCAAACCATATCTTCTGTAGCTAGAAGTCCGTGGTCCGCGGTCAGCGATATTAGGCTTACGAGGTCTGTATCTTCTAGTGCGGTTAGTTTTTTAAATCCCCTCGCCACGCGGTCTTTAGTTGACATAAAGTTGTAGATCTTACGCGCCACGGCCCCGTTGATTTCTCTTCCTTTACGCAACTGTTCCCATCCGTTTACGGCGTCGCTAAGATTTTCAGAGATGGATCGGTGTCCGCGGTTGTTGAACAGGTATCCAGACGAGCGCAGTTCTCCGGCTACTGGGTTTAGTTGGTATCCGGCTTGCGCCATTATGAGCCACGATCCCTCGGACATGTCTATCTCTTCGATACTGAAGATCCGCCGGATTGACCCTTGGGCATTTTCCTTTGGCTTATATTCTTTAAGAAAGCGCTTTTTAATGCGAGACACGACCCGCTCTGCCAGTTGGTGTATTTCGAATGGAACACGGTAGGATTGGTAGAGAGTTTCTGACCCGCCTTCCAGATTAATAAAATGATCTACATCTGCGCCTGCCCAGCGGTAGATGGCTTGGTCATCATCTCCAGCGCAGTACATTCTGTCGGACTTCTCATCTATAATGTGGGCAATGTCCCACTGTATAGGAGAGAGGTCTTGCGCTTCATCTACAAAGCATAGGTCAAAGTTAGGGCAGTTCCCCTGACCCTCTTTAGGAAAACTTTCCAGCATATCGGTGAAGTCGAACAACTCCATATTCTCTTTGTACATACGCAGACACTTGTCCACATAGGTGACTGTGTTCCACTCAACATCTATGCCGACACTATT